ACAAAGCAAGCAGCTCAAAACCAAAGCGTTACAACAGCAACCACAGGTATTTCTGTTTCCACAACAATAGCTTCTACTGGATCAAGTGGAACCAATGCGAACTATCAGCCATACATTACCGTGTTTATGTGGAAACGTACGGCTTGATGAAGGAAATCAAATAAATGTCAACAGCAAACAGCAAACTAAAGATAGACTTTGGGTACGACTCTTACGGTACCAGCAACGTCACTGGGGATTTGGGTGTAACTGGCTCGTTGTCTGTTGGTGGAAATCTTGCTTTTAGCGGTACCACAGTAGGTAACTTTATTCCTGATCAAGATCAACGTAGTCTTGGAAATACGACTAATAGATGGAACTTGGTTGGTTACTCAGCTAATCTAGCAAGCACACTGACTGTCTCAGGTTCAGCCTCACTTCAAGATACATTAACTGTTACAAGTACAATCAGTGGTGGTAACACAACAATATTAGGATTTGCAAATGTAGCTACAGGCGTCAATTCAGCACTACTGACTGTTGGTACTTCCTTCATTGCAAACACAACAGGGTTATACCATACTGGTACAATCAATGCCTCATCAATAACACTAAGCAATTCAACAGTTAGTGGTATTGTCAGTGCAAATAACTCTGGAGTATATCCATCATCTAACACTGTTGGTTCAGTTTTGGGAACTTCCACTCAGCGTTGGATTGTCAATGCAAACACGGGTAATTTTAGTGGCCAATTGACTGTATCTGGCAACACTTCTGTATCAGGTAATGCATCGGTGAGTGGAATATTATCTGTCACTGGCAATGTTGATATTGATTCCGGCGCACTTTTTGTTGATTCGGTTAATAACAGAGTAGGTATCAACAACAGCGCACCTACAGTTGCTTTTTATGTTGTAGGGGCAGCAAACGTCACATCGTCTGTTAATTCCGCACTACTAACTGTTGGCAGTAGTTTCATAGCAAATACAACTGGTGCATATCACACTGGATCAATCAATGCTGATAGCCACACTGTAGGATCTAACTTTGTTGCTAATAGTTCTGCTATAACATCTGACGGTGTTGCAAATCTGACAGCTGCAACTTCTTCTTTGAGAGTCGGTAACAGCTCAGTTAATTCATTTGTAAATTCAACTGCTGTTTCAGTAGGGATAGGAAACTTCTCTGTAGGTGCTAATGTTGGCGCCAATGTGAATCTATCGAATACATCGCTCTCTATAGGTAACAATACATCTAATTCTATTATTACTAATTCTCTGTTGAGTATATCAAACTCAACCTCAACTGCAAATATATCACCCTCTAATTTAATAGTTGGGCCTTCTGTTGTAAATAGCACTGGCGTATTCGTTGGTGTTGGTAATTTCACAAGTTCAGCTAATGTGGGGTCTAATGTTAGTGTCAATACATCTACTATATTTGTAGGCAATAGTACATCTAATTTGACTGCAAGTTTCTTCTCTATTAGACTCAGTGATCCTACCTCAACAGCCAACCTTACAGCAAACAATCTACAAATAGGGACGACTCTTGTTAATAGTAGTGTAATAACAATCACTACTGGTAATTTTAGCACCGGTGCTAATGTTGGATCTAATGTAAACATTACAACATCATCGTTACAAATTGGTAATAGTACAGTTAATACACAAGTCAATTCGTCTGTAATATCTACTGGAACTGGTAACTTCAGCGTAGCAGCAAATGTTGGAGCTAATGTCAAATTGACAACTGTTCTTCTATCAATAGGTAACAGCACTGTCAATTCAATTATAAACAACACGTCTCTTGGTATTGGATCAGGTACGTTTGTCGCTAATTCATCTGCTGTGGTTATCACCAATCCATTGACAGCAAATGGTGGCACTGGTACATCAGGTCAACTCTTAGCTTCTAATGGATCTACTGGATCTCCATATTGGACTACAACACAAAACGTCACCATTGCTGATGATACTACAACAAACGGCAGTAGATATTTGTTGTTTGCGAATCAGACATCAAGTTTATTAACCTCTGCTTATGTGTCGAGCACTAAACTTTCTTTTAACCCGTCAACTGGTGTACTTTCTTCAACAACAGTTACTGGTTCTTCTGATGAAAGACTAAAAACAAATGTAGAAACAATTGTTGATCCAACAGAAGTCATATCTCAATTACGTGGGGTATCTTTCAATAGGATTGATACAGGTCAGAAGGATTACGGGGTTATTGCGCAGGAAATCGAAAAAGTTATTCCTGATGTTGTTCATACTGATGCAAGTGGGTATAAAACCGTATCATATACCAGTATCATTGGTTTTCTAATTGAAGCTGTTAAAAAACAACAAGAACAAATTGATGTTTTGATGCAAGATAAATACAAAAAACAATAACGTGGACAGAGAATGGCAACCAAAGCAAACATCATTATAGATCAAGGAACAACATTTTCAACTATCATTAATTTGACTGATGACAATGGTGATCCTATCGATTTGACTGGATACACAGGGGATTCAGAAATGCGTAAGCATTACACATCGTCTAATTCTCAGAGTTTTTCAGTAAGTCTTGGTGGTACTAGTGGAACAGTTACTCTTAGTCTCACAGCAGCTCAGACTGCTAATCTTACACCTGGCAGATATGTATATGATGTCGAGGTAACAAGTGCCTCCAATGTTGTTTCTAGAATTGTTGAAGGTATTGTTACAGTAACACCTGAAGTAACGAGGTAAGCATGTCGCTGAACTCTGCAACAATCAAACTTGCAACTTCTTCCACAATTAGAGCAACGGTTAATACTGGTGGTAGCCAGATTCAATCGACGGCTCCAGTCACTCTTTCTACAAAAATAAACAGACTAGACCAACTTGCTGATGTTGTTGAGTCTTCACCAGTGGATAACTCTACTTTAGTATACAGATCTTCAGATGATAAATATATTGTAAGACAATTAACTTTGGAAGATTTAGGGGGCGCAGTTGACGGTGGTTCTTTTTAATATGATTGCCTAAAATAAGGAAAAAAAACAAATGGCTAATCTAATTCAGATCAAAAGATCGCTCAATTCAAGCACGCCTGGATCGCTTGCTAATGGTGAACTTGCGTTTACCGCTAATGGGGATGTACTTTACATCGGTAGTAACTCTACAGTCGTTGCTATTGGTGGTAAACGAGTTCCGGGTACCCTAACAGCAAACCAAGCACTTGTTGCTAATGCAACCAGCTATCTTGACGCTATCAAGGTTGCAAATGCAACGATAGATAAAGTATACGCTAACGGTACTTTCGGAACAGCCGGTCAGGTACTCACATCAAATTCTACAGGTGGTGTGTATTTTGCAGCACCAGTAACTAATCTTGATGGTTTGTCGGATGTTGAAGTTACTTCTGCATCTGCTGGTCAAATTCTTATTGCAAACTCCACTGGATTCTTCAGAAACAAATCACTATCTGGTGATATAACAATTGATTCTGATGGTTTAGTTTCTATTGCTGCTGATTCCGTTGCTCTTGGCACGGATACAACTGGAAACTACGTTGCAACAATCACAGCTGGTGCTGGTATATCTGGATCATCTTCTTCGGAAGGTGGAACGCCGACTATCGCTGTTGTAGCTAACAGTGGTATTGTATCCAATTCTAGCGGGGTATTCGCAAATACAGATAATTCAACTTTAGAGTTGTCTGGTGGTGTGATCAGAGTCAAAGATGATGGTATTGCACTTGGTACCAAGACAACAGGTAATTATGTTGCTACTATCACAGCTGGTAACGGTATTTCAGGATCGTCTTCAACAGAGGGTGGTGCACCTACCATTGCAGTTGTTGCAGGAAACGGTATTGCATCAAATTCAACTGGTGTACACGTTGTAGCTGGAACAGGTGTAGTATCAAATTCGACCGGTGTTCATATTGGTCAAGCTATTGGAACAACAGACAATGTTACATTCAATGACCTAACAGTCAACGGTAACACTATAATTGGAAACGCATCGAGTGATAGAGTCACAGTCAATGCTCAACTATCTTCCGATATTATTCCATCAGCAAACATAACTTATAGTCTTGGTAACAATACTCTAAGATTTCTTGAAGTACATGCACAGAATGCACATTCTGAATATTTGTATGTTGATAAAGATGTTACAGTCAGTGGTAACTTAACAGTATCAGGCTCACTTGTTACAATTAACGTTGCTACGTTGTCTGTTACAGACTCGTTGATTCAACTAGCATCAAATAATACATTATCAGATTCTTTAGACATTGGTTTCTATGGAAGTTATCAGGTTGGTGGTGGTGATCACGAACATACTGGTTTGTTTAGAGATGCTACAACCGATACCTATAAACTGTTCAAGGGGCTAACGTTAGCCCCAACAACAACAGTTGATGTAACTGGCACTGGATACACTCAAGCAACGTTAGAAGCATACTTATCTTCGGGTGGATTATCAACAAATTCTACAGCAGTTGCTCTTACAGCTAACAGCACCGTTGCTGTTTCTATAACAGCTAACTCATTGACATTGAGCACTCCATTAGTTGGAACGAGTGGTGGTACAGGACTCGCTTCTTACACAGCAGAGGATATCCTTGTTGCAAACTCATCTAACGGATTCAGAAAGCTCGCTGCGGGATCAGAGGGATATGTATTACAAATCTCGGGTGGTGTGGTTGCATATGGAACATTAGACGGAGGAACATTCTAATTGGAACCTGAATTTGTTAATGCTTATATTATTAAACAAAAAAATTGGATTGAAGATTTACTTGCAAAGCATATAATATTAGAAGTCCGAGTACAAATGGCAGAGGCGAAAGCAGCACAACTAGCTGAGCAGGTAGCCTTGCTAAATAATAAGTTAGAAAAACAAACACCAAAGAAAAAATCAGAAAATTCTGATTCTAACTTTTAATAGCTCTACATAGAGTTTTTGAGGGGCCATATGGCTAATAAATTTCAAGTCAAACGTACGACGGTTTCCGGCCGTACTCCCAATACTACCAATTCTGGTAATTCTCATTTCATTGATACGGGTGAGCTGGCGCTCAATCTTACCGATGGTAAGATGTTTTCGTCTAACGGAACAGTATACTTTGAAATAGGTGCTAATTTACAAAACATTTCTATTGCCTCCAATGCTACATTTGATAGCTCTGGAAAAATTGTTGCTAATGGTTCGTTTGGTACTGCAGGCCAAGTACTTACTTCAAACGGTACAACAATGTACTGGTCCACTGTCAGTGGTGGAGGTGGATCTGGCACAGTTACACAAGTCAATACAGGTATTGGTTTATCAGGTGGACCAATCACAACTACAGGAACAATATCAGTTGTAGCAAATGATGGTATTGTTGCTAACTCGAGTGGATTATTTGCCAATGCAGGAACCGGTGTTGTAGTCAATGCAACTGGTATTCATGTTAATTCTTCTTATATCGGAACATTAGCTGCTAATAGTGCAACATATGTTGGTGGTAATACTGCTCTTGATTTAAGAAACTACTCTGATACAGTAGCTGGCACTGCTTATACAAATGCCACTGCTTTTGCTGCAAATGCTACTAATATTTCATCTGGAACACTCGACGCAGCAAGACTTCCTGCAACAGTTGTTCAAAATACTGATTCAAGGACTCTTTCCGGTAATCTAGTAATATCTGGTACCTATTTTAATCCTAGCTCTAATACTGTCCTTCTAGGTAATTCTATTCAAAGATGGATTATTTCCGGTAATAGTGGATCTTTTTCTGGAAACGTCAGTGCCTCGTATCTCAGTGCTCAATTTGGTGTTTCAGGTGCAACCTTAAGCATTGGTGGTGCACTTACAGCTAATTCGAGTGGAGCAGTACTGAATTCCGCTGATTTAACATTCAGTGGTCCAGGTACAATAATTATTGGTGCTGCAGGAACCCTTGCCAATAGTTCAACCTTCAAAGTTCAAACAAATTTTACCGCTAATACTTTAGGTGCATATCATACAGGAACTATTAACGCAGCATCATTAACTACTCTCAATTTCAGAGCTAATACCTCTGGAGCTTACCCCCTTTCGAATAGCTTCGGCATTGCACTAGGATCATCAACTCAGCGTTGGGTAATTAATGCAAACACTGGTGATTTTAGCGGTACTGTTGCTGCTGGAAATACAACAATCACTGGATTTGCTAATGCATCTGTTAGTGTTAATTCTGCGTTATTAACAGTAGGCACTTCCTTCATTGCAAATACAACCGGTGCTTATCATACCGGTATAATCAATGCAGCCAGCTTGACTGTTGGTTCAAACTTTGTTGCTAACTCAACAGCAATAGTCGGTACTGGATTTGCTAATATATCCACCTCTGTCAACAGTGCTCTTTTAACTGTTGGTACATCTTTTGTTGCTAATACAACAGGAGCTTACCATACCGGTATAATCAATGCGGCTAGCTTTTCAACAAGTGGATTTGTTGGTAATACGACTGTCATTGCACCAACATCCAACACAATACTGCTAGGTAACTCGATTGGTAGATTTGTAATATCTGCTAACACTGGTGATTTTACAGGAACTGTTACTGGTACAGTTGCTGATATGTCAACAAGTGTCAATAGTGCTTTGTTGACTGTTGGTACATCTTTTGTTGCTAATACAACTGGTGCTTATCATACCGGTACCATCAATGCTGCTAGCTTTACTACAACAGGGCTGGTTGCCAATGCAACAGCAATTGCACCAACATCTAATACAATACTACTAGGTAACTCGATTGGTAGATTTGTAATATCTGCTGATACTATCAATGCTTCAGGACTGATTACAGGATCAGCTGGTGCTAATATTACTGGTACTGCAAATTTAGTTGATGTTAACATATCAGGAAATTTAACAGTATCCGGTACAACCACGTATGTTAATACTACCAACTTAAATGTTGGTGATAACATTGTTACTCTTAATGCAGATTTAACCAACTTAACAGCTCCAACAGAAAACGCAGGGTTAGAGGTAAACCGTGGAAGTGCTGCCAACGTAAACTTCTTGTGGAATGAGACTTCGGACTCGTGGACATTAGGTAACACTGATATTACCGGTTACGCAAACGTAACAACAAGCGTCAATAGCGCATTGCTAACTGTAGGTACTTCATTCATTGCAAATAGTACTGCAATCGTAGGAACTGGTTACGCAAATATTTCAACATCAGTCAATTCTGCATTATTGACTGTAGGTACATCGTTTGTTGCTAATACAACAGGAGCTTACCATACAGGCACAATTAATTCAGCTAGTTTCACCACAACAAATTTTACTGCAAACACAAGTGGTGCTTATCCACTTTCTAATTCAGCAGGCACTGCATTAGGGTCTTCAACAAAACGATGGGTTATAACAGCTAATACAGGTAACTTTACTGGTACAGTTACTGGTACAGTTGCTAATTTGTCAACGAGTGTAAATAGTGCTCTTTTGACTGTAGGAACCAGTTTCATTGCAAACACAACTGGTGCATATCATACCGGTGCAGTTAATGCAGCAAGTCTGAGTATTGGTTCAGGATCGTTCACAACTAATTCATCTTCAATTGTATTGGCTAGTCCAGTTACAGCCAATGGATCAACAGGAACATCGGGGTATGTTCTTACATCTAATGGATCAAGTGGGTCTCCTTATTGGGCTGCTGCTACAATTACTTCTAACTCTATTGGAAGAACAGTAACCTCGTATACAGGAAATGGATCAAATACAACATTTGATGTAACCTACACTGTTGGTAATATTGATGTGTATCAGAATGGTATTAGGCTAATTGATAGCTCCGATTATAATGCCACGTCTGGAACACAAGTCATATTTAATACCGCTCCTTCTAGTGGTGATAATATTGATTTTATTGTATATTCACAAGCAACAGTTGCTCCTGTAAACGCAAGAACAGTTACAAATTATACTGCGGATGGATCAACAAGTACATATAGTGTTTCTTATGAAGTTGGTTACTTGGATGTATATGTAAACGGTATAAGATTAAGCAGTGGAGTGGATTTCACAGCGACGAATGGATCAAGTGTAACATTTACTGTTACTCCGCTGTCATCAGACTATATTGAGCTGGTTTCTCAGACGGTGGCTCCATTGCAGGGCAATGGTTCTATAAGAACAACAGCTTTTTATACCGGTGATGGAATCACAACCAGCTTTGACATCAACTATGATAATGGATACCTTGATGTATATGTTAACGGTACAAAATACAAGAACGTAGACGATTATACAGCTACTAATGGAACAAGTGTAACAATTCTATCAGCACCGCTTGCTGGTGATAATATTGAACTAGTTTCATATAAAAATAATGTCAAGATTATAGACCTTTCTTATGTACAAAAGAACGGTGATACAATGACGGGTACGCTTCTTGTTCCAGCACTTGTATCATCAGGAAATGTCAGTGGTGTGAATGGCTACTTTACTACAGTTAATGCTGCCAGCCATACTATAGGATCTATCTTTATAGCTAATACAACTGGTGCATATCATACAGGTACTGTCAATGCTGCAAGTCATACAATTGGCTCTAGCTTTATAGCTAATACAACTGGTACATATCATACTGGTACTACAAATGCAGCTAGCTACACAGTAGGTTCCAATTTTATAGCTAATACAACTGGTGCATATCATACAGGTACTGTAAATGCTGCAAGTCATACAATTGGCGCAAGTTTCATTGCAAACACAACTGGCGTATATCATACAGGTACTATAAATGCAGCAAGCATAACTATAGGGTCCAGTTCTTTTATTGCTAATTCAACAGCTGTTGTTATTGCAGATCCACTGACAGCTAACGGTACAACAGGAACATCTGGACAAGTACTAACTTCAAATGGAACAACTGGGTCTCCTTACTGGGCTAATACAACGGGCGGTGGTTCTACTGCTTTTAATGATGTTAGTACAAACGATGTAAGATATGTTTTATTTGCAAACCAGACAAGTGGAACAATTTCGAATGCTTATGTTTCTAGTTCAAAACTACAATACAACCCATCAACCGGTACTCTAACCTCTGTAGTAATCACATCTTCTTCTGACGAAAGAATGAAACAGAATGTTGAAACGATATATAACTCCAACGATGTATTGAATAGTTTGAGAGGAGTTTCTTTCGAAAGAAAGGACAGCGGTAAAAAAGACTACGGTGTCATTGCTCAAGAAATAGAAAAGGTGATACCAGAAATAGTTCACACAGACAGCGATGGATACAAATCAGTATCTTATAATAGCATAATTGGTTTTTTGATTGAAGGTTTGAAGAATCAGAATGATAAAATTAATAATTTAGAAAACTTAGTTAACAAATTAATTGAGAAAAAATAAATGGGAAAAGCATTAGAACTTACACAACTACCGTCTTTTGTTGTTGCTAACTCAACAACAATGACTGTCAATGCTTTCAACTTTACAGTTGGATCTGATTTCATAGCCAACACAACTGGTGCATATCATACTGGTACGGTCAATGCTGCTAGCCATACTGTTGGATCCAGTTTCATTGCTAATTCTACTGCAGTAATTGTTGGAAATACATCAGTTGGATGGTTTGGTTTTGGTGAAACAACACCAGTTTCGACCAGAGCATTTAATATAAAACGAAGCTGGACAACTGATAGTACAGCTATGACATCGTTTTCTAATACGATAATTAATAATACTACACTAACAGCTCCAAGAGGGTACTACGGCCAATGGAATATTATAACTTCAAATATTCTTGATGCTAATTCATCTGGTGGAATACAGGGATCGGATGTATACGGTACTTACACCTATGCATTAAACGGATCTGTTGGTGGTGATGCAAGAATCAATAATATTACTGGTTCAGGCAGCGAGGTGAGAAATCAAGCTGGTGGTGCAACAGCCAACACCGTCGATACAGCAACAGGATCTATATCTAAAGTAATACAGTCTTCTTCTGGTATAACAACGCAAGCTGTTGGAGTCAAATCTCAAATATATGCAGCTAATAATTCAGTAACTGGTAATGTTACATCCGCTTATGGATTTTCTTCATTGATACAAAGTAACACGGCGATGACTGTTGGTACTGGTTACTTGTATCATGGAACGTACCAAGGATCGACAACCACAACAAGATATGGATTGTATATAACCGGTGAAGCAAATAATTACTTGTCTGGCAATTTGTCTGTTGCTGGATCTGCTAATGTAACAACATCGGTAAACTCGGCACTACTAACGGTTGGATCTAATTTTATTGCTAATACTACTGGTGCATATCATACTGGTACGGTCAATGCTGCTAGTTATACAGTAGGTTCTAATTTTATTGCAAATACAACTGCAGTTGGGATTGGTACAACGAGCACACTAGGGAACTCATTACTGAGTGTTTTGACAGGGATCACTGCACGAACTGAAGCTGCATCTGGTGTCACACCATATTTTCAATCCTACAACGGAAATGCAAGCACGGATTTAAAGACTTGGCGTTTTGGTACTGTTGCAGCTGGTGATTTAATTTTTGAAACTGTCAATGATGCTTATTCTGCTTCAACAGAGCGTATGCGTATTGATTCAAGCGCAAATTTGAAATTCAACTCAGGTTACGGCTCTGTTGCTACAGCTTATGGTTGTCGTGCTTGGGTGAACTTTAATGGAACTGGTGTTGTGGCAATTCGTGCAAGTGGTAATGTGACGAGTATTACAGATAATGGTGTAGGTGATTACACAGTTAACTTCACCAATGCAATGCCCGATGGAAATTATGCATACCACATAGGCTCAAAACAAGATCAAGCTGGTGTTGGTGATGCAGCATTTCCAACAAACGGAACCCCAACTGGTGTAACCGATGGCGCAGCTGGCATGACAACCACAAGAATTCGACTTCGTTTTGTAAACCTTGATGGTACTGCGTCATTACGAGATCAAGAAGTTGTTTGCGTTTCAATTTTCAGATAAGGAAAAACCATGAACCAAGTAATCATTTACCCAAACGACGAAGGTGTAGCCATCATTACTCCAGCACCTGATTGCGGTTTAACCATTGAGGAGATTGCCGCAAAGGATGTTCCTGAAGGCAAGCCTTTCAAGATTGTTGACGTAGCTGACATTCCGTCCGATAGAACTTTCAGGGCCGCATGGGAAGCTAATATAGTAGAACCTGACGGACACGGTATTGGACATGAAGCATGGTTTGCAGAACAGGCCGCCAAGGAGCAAGCATGATTACGATAAACGTTGACAAAGCAAAAATAATTGCACATGACTTACGTCGTGCTGCAAGAGCCGAAGAATTCAAACCGTATGATGATGCGATTGCAAAGCAAATTCCAGGTGAAGCAGAAGGAGCTGAGGCAGCAAGAGCGTTGATCAGAGCAAAGTATAAAACAATGCAAGAAGAAATAGACTCAGCTACAACGGTAGAAGAGATCAAGGCAGCAATGCCTCAGACTGATTAATTTAGTATCATAATGCCTTCAGAAATAAAGAATAAATAATAGTTTAACAATAAACAATAATGGCAACAACAAGATCATCAGAGTTATCAAAATTACCTTCTAATATAACTACGTCTGGTAATGTTGTATTCAGTAATAATGTTTCAATTACTGGGTATGCCAATGTTACTGTTTCGGTTAACAGTGCTTTATTTACTGTTGGATCATCATTTGTAGCTAATAGTACTGGTGTTTATCACGATACCTTAAATATAGGATCTGGTGCACTAACTTCCAATTCTACTTCTATTACTCTTAATGCTCCGTTGATAGCAAACGGTACAACAGGTGGGGCTGGCCAGTTTTTATATTCTAACGGAGCTACTGGTTCGCCTTACTGGAGTACGGCATTTACTGAGCCACTGATATATGATTCTTTATCGAGCAAATTCAACGGAGTATTGAAAGATTTTGTGCTGAGAGCTAATGGTGTGGTATCGGGTGTATACAGTAGTAGGTTGATGACAGTTACATCTGGTGGTGTCAGTATAAGTGGTGTGGATTTTACAAAGACTGATTATTTCAATGCACCTATCTTTTTTGATGATTTTACCAGTGGATTTAGAATAGATAGATCTGCATTAGTTGTCAATGTATCAAGCTCATCTATTTCAACGAGCGAAGATGTTTATCAGCTAGATTCCAATAATTGTGTGATATATACAGCAAAGTGTGTAGAGAGTAATTCAACGTCTGTAATATTAACAAATGTGAGGAAAGCTGGATCCACAATCGAGACAAACACATCACCAGTTGTTGTTGGATCTTTGTTAGGAAGAAAAGGTGGATCGGCTACCATAGCTAATTCCACTGTGTCTTTTGTTTCTGTTATAAACTTCGCAAATGCACCAACTAAATATAACAGAACGATCGAAATAAAAAGAAACAGCTCGTCGGATGTAAGCACCACAGCAACGAGAGTTTTTGCAAGTATCATCCCATTTAGCCCAATTAACATCATGTTATCAGAATAACGGAGAAATAAAAACATGGCAAGAAGAGTAATCCCAGACTTTGTATATACATTCAACACAGTAGCTCAGACAATTGCTGTTCGTGGTTATTATCCTCTAGAAAAACTAGCACTGATAACTAACGTAACAGATAATTTGGTGATGTATAACTTTGCAGATCCAACATTTGCAGGCACTACAGCTACTTTCAACAGTAATACAAACACCACAACCATTACGTTGAACTACAATACATCTTCAATGAGTAATAATGATGTAATTCAGATACTTGTTGATGAGACTGATATGGCAATAACAGCATCAGAGGAGTTGACTGATCCTGTTAATAAGATGCGTGTTAGTTTACCACAAGCGTTGATTGATACTGACTTTGAATACAGTACTCAGTCAACGAAATGGGAAACTGTTCCTATGATCAACTACCAGCCATTTGGTTATCCAAACAATGCAACAACTCTGACTCTTACAACATATACAGCTGCAGCAAACGGTAGCAGAAACATAATTCTGACTCCTAATAACAGCCTTGTACAGGGTCAACCAGTTTATATCTACGACTCTGGATGGCACGGCTCAGATGGTGTGTTCCATGTTGTTGTAGCCAATTCAACAGCTGTTGTTTTGAATTCAAAGTATCCATTTCCAAATACAACATCAAACAACTTGTTAACTACATCTACAGTTGGATATGCTGGCCAGCAATATATTGGAGCAAACATTGCTCATTCGGCTGCAGTGTTCAGCACAAAAATGGTTAACGTTTCTACAACACAGGCTCACGGTCTTTCTGTAGGTAATGAAGTTGCTGTAATCAACTCAGTTGCTACTGCGTCTTTCAGTAATACACACGTTGTTGTGTCGGTTGCTAACAGCACAATGTTTAGCATCGTTCCAACTTCAGCACCTGGTACAATCACATCTCAACAACTTGCATACTTACCATCCGGTGCTGCTCTTCATAGAGCATTTGATGGTGGTGTTAAATTTAGTACATTCAGTCAAAGTCATGGTCAGCAGCTAGTAAGACAGACAAGAAGATATTTTAGATATCAATCAGGTAAAGGTATTCAGCTTAGCACTGGTACTATCATGAAGCCTGAGATTACAATTGATTCATTGACATCGTCTGGGACTACGGTTACTGTCATTACAAAAGAATTACACAATATTAACCCAGGTTTAGAAATTACAATAGCTGGTGCTGATCAGTCATCTTACAACGGAACATTTACCGTTGTTGATATATTGACTCCTTACAGTTTTACATATGTTGCTTTGTCAACCCCAACTGACTCCACTGCATCTGGTGATTATAGATTAAACGTTTCTGCTTGGCATGGTGCTGGAATCCGTGTTGGTTTATTTGACGATCAGAATGGTTTGTTTTTTGAATACGACGGTCAACAGTTGTATGCTGTAATCAGACAAAGTACTTACCAATTGTCCGGGGCTGCTATATTAACTAACAACTCAGCATCAGTTACAAGTGCAACTCTTATAAACGGAGCAACAACAAGATTTGCACGCCAGCTTGTACCTGGAGATACAATTATTATCAGAGGTCAGGCATATAAAGTTAACACTATTGCTTCTGATACTGCAATGACTATTAATCCTCCATACAGAGGACCTACCATCACTGCTCCTTCGTATGCCACAATCACCAAGACCATCGATATTAAGATTCCACAATCTCAATGGAATATTGATCCATGTGATGGCTCTGGTAGAAGCGGATACAATCTTGACTTGACAAAGATGCAGATGTTCTACATCGACTATTCTTGGTACGGTGCTGGTTTCATCAGATGGGGATTCAGGGGACCTGATGGTAATGTTGTTTATTGCCACAAGGTCGTTAACAATAATAAGAACTATGAAGCATATATGCGTTCTGGTAACTTGCCAGCAAGATATGAATCGCACACTCATGCAAAGTATACAGAATTAACATCCACACTTGATTCAAGTAATACAATTTCTATGGCTGTAGCAAATGCAATGTATTGGCCAAATACTGGTATAGTATGGGTTCGTAATGATACACAAAGTGAATTTATCAAGTATGCATCGAGGTCTAATACATCATTGAACACTCTAACAAGAGCTGGTCAAGGTAACTTGGTTGCTACAATCACAACGACAGCTGGTTCTTCTACATTAGTAATGTCTGATACTACTGGTATTCGTGAAGGTATGTTTATACAGGCTAATAATGCTTCAGGGCTTTGGATTGTTCCACCTGATTCATATGTTGTTAGTGTTACAGCAAATGCATCTATCAAGTCTAGCAAGGCAGCACTACAATCAACAGTTGCAAACGTTGCAGCGATTGTTTCTCCTGGTGCAACTGCAGCTCAGACGTTTACATACTCAACAACAACTCCTATTCAAGTTCAGTTGCATTCACCTGCATTTGCTCCAACAATCAGCCACTGGGGTACCAGTGTGATTATGGATGGTAGATATGATGATGATAAATCTTTCATATTTACACAGGGTATGACAACTGGTCTTTCTGTCGCGGGTGCTGCTACAAACGTTTTACAAAGCTTCAGGATTGCACCAAGTGTTCATAACGGTATCCCAGGAGCGTTAGGAAGTAGAGAGATTGTAAACAGAATGCAGATGGTATTAAGACAGTTGGATATGTTATCTGGTGGCCAATTCTTGGTCAGATTGATTTTGAATGGAACTATCAGTTCTGGCGGTGCAGCAGCTGCTCAAACATGGACAAACGTTGGTGGATCTAGCTTGGCTCAATATATCAATCATTCAAGTGCTACTACTATAACTGGTGGTGAGACGTTGTACGGTTTCTTCACTAACAGCTCTGGTGGTTCGTCTAACTTGACAACAACAAGCCAGGAGTTGCCTTTGGTTAGAGACTTAGGTAACGGTGTATTGGGTGGATATTCAGGTCAAAATTCAATTTACGGCACTACTAACAATACAATTACATCGGTCACAGGCGCAGCTGCTGTCTATCCAGATGGTCCAGATGTTGTCAGTGTCGTTGTTACTAATTTGACACCATCGACAGCTTTCACTGTTTTCAGCCGTATGTCTTGGACAGAAGCTCAAGCGTAATATGGCTGGTTTCAATAAACTTGTTCTTGATCAGGATGGTCTAATTGTCGGTAATCGGCAAATAGACGCATCCCAGAACGGAGTATATTTTTCCGGAAACGGAATGTTTGGGTCTGATCTTGTTGTTACTGGTAATGTTGTTGTTGGAGGTACAATATCTTCAACTTCAACAAGTAACACCACATATTCACCAGGTATGGTAGTACAAACTGGATATGTAAGAACCGATGATCGTGTAACCTACTCTTCTCCAGGCAGTCTTACTGCAACACCGATATCTGCTCTAAACCTTAGTATCACACCCAGATTTGCTAGTTCTATGATTCTATGTCAATGGATAGTTAGTGGTGAATGTCAACAAGATAACACATTCTTAATTTTTAAAAATGGTGTTGTTGCTAATGATGGTTATAATTTACAGGCCGGTAATATTTTGGGATCTGGATACGCTGTAGTAGACTATGATGTAGATAACTCCACAACTCCCTTTACAATGAAAATAATGTATGCTGGATTTCCTGGTGGTACTGGTCTGGTAACTTACGGGTTAGCAATTCGTAGTGCATCTGCAACAGCCTATACACTCTATCTTAATAGATCAGTAACTGGTAGTACTACTGGATCAAGTAATGAAAACGGAGTATCTATTGGAATAATTCAGGAGATTGCTCAATGAAAGTATTTGATATAACTGATGCTTTGTTAAGTTTAGTTCCCAATGCAAGATGGTCCTATAGAGGACAAGGATATGATGGGCTTGAGTGGTTAGAGAACTATCCACCACCAACCAAAGAAGAGATTGAAGCCGAGATAACCAGACTTCAGAGCGAATATGATAGTGTGAAATACAAGCTAGAACGAAAACAAGAGTATCCACCTATTGGTGATCAGCTTGATGCACTGTGGAAGGGTGGAGATGCTGCAGCTGAAATGTTGGCAATGGTGCAAGCAGTTAAGGCCAAGTATCCAAAACCCGCTCAGTAATCATATACATTTGTGTAATATAAATACTCCAAAGAATAAGGAGTAATAATGGCCGTTCCAACATCAAGATCAGAATTCAAAGAATATTGCTTACGCAAGCTAGGCAAACCTGTAATTGAAATAAACGTTGATGATGATCAGGTCGAGGACCGTATCGATGAAGCTCTTAAGTACTACTGGGATTATCATTTTGATGGTACTGAACGAATCTACTACAAGCACCAAATTACTGCTAATAATGTTGTTGACAAATACATTACTCTTCCAGAAAACATAATTGGTGCTGTAAGAATATTTAACATTGGTGATCCAATGGTCACAAATAATCTTTTTGATATTCGATATCAAATTGCGTTAAATGATCTCTACACTCTAACATCTGTTTCCATGATTCCATACTATATGATGTTTCAACATATCCAACACATGGAACAGTTATTGGTCGGTCAGCAACCAATAAGATACAATAGACACAATGATAAGTTGTATATTGATATGGATTGGAACAAAGTCAATGTTGGAAACTATCTAATTGTTGAAGCATATCAAATACTAGATCCAGATGTTTATACCGATGCATGGGGAGATAGGTGGCTAGCTCTCTACGCAACTGCATTGATCAAAAAGCAGTGGGGATCAAATTTAACAAAGTTTAGTGGCCTACAACTACCTGGTGGTGTTCAATTTAACGGCGATAAAATATACAACGACGCTGACAATGAAATTGAAGCAATGGAAAAAGAGATGAGCACAAGCTACTCTTTGCCAGCATATGATATGATTGGCTAAGGGGCAGTAAAATCGCTACATCATTCTATTTTAATAACTTTGGTGCAAGCCAAGAGCAGCTACTGATTGAGAATCTAGTAGTTGAATCAATCCGTATGTACGGTCACGACTTGTACTATCTTCCAAGAACCAGAGTTAATGATGATGTAATTCTTGGTGAAGAATCATACTCTAAATTTCTTAGCCATTATATGGTTGAGATGTATATTAAAAATGTTGAAGGGTTTGCAGGACAGGGTGACTTCCTGTCTAAATTCAATCTTGAGATCAGAGATCAGGTTACATTTACTGTAGCAAGAAGAACATTTAGTGATGAGGTAGGTGCATATACTTCTTTTGTAAGACCAAGAGAAGGTGATTTAATTTACTTCCCACTTAACAATAAGTTATTTGAAATCAAGTTTGTCGAACACGAAGCAATATTCTATCAACTTGGATCTTTGCAGACATTTGATCTTACTTGTGAGTTATTTGAATACAGTAATGAAATTTTCAATACCGGTATTTCAACTATAGATGATAAACAAAGAGATATCACATTCAATCTCACAGACTTTGCAATAAAGTTGCAAAATGGTCTTGCACTTGCCAGTGAGGATGGTTATGATCTTGTTCTAGAATCTTTCAGTTTGGATACACAAGATCCAATATCTGATAATACAGAACTCCAAGCTGAGGGTGATGATATATTAGACTTTACTGAAATAGATCCTTTTAGTGAGGGAGTCTATTAATGTTTAATCAAGTATTCTATCATGACACAATCAAGAAATATGTTGTTCTTTTTGGAACAATATTTAATGACATCTATATTTTGAAAAACGACGGTACTGATACTACCCAAACAATTAAGGTACCGGTATCGTACGGTCCAAAGCAAAAGTTTATTTCCAGACTAACACAGGATCCTAATCTTACCAAACCAGTTGCTATTCAACTGCCTAGAATAGGGTTTGAGATGACTGATATGAGTTACGCATCTGAGCGTAAACTACCAACAATCAACAGAATAGCAGTTCAAGATCCAACCAATCCAAATAAGTTGAAGTATCAGTACATGCCTGTTCCTTATGACTTCAACTTCAGTCTTTATATCTTGGTTAAAAATGCAAACGACGGAACAAGAATTTTGGAGCAGATTCTTCCGTTCTTCACACCTGATTGGACTGCAACCTTGAATCTTGACTCTTCAATGCAACACAAATACGATATTCCTATTGTGTTAAATGATGTGAGATCAGAAGATACCTACGAGGGTAATTTTATAGAAAGAAGAGTTCTTACATGGACTCTCAACTTCACTCTCAAAGGGTTCATATTTGGTCCAACAAGAAAAGCAGAACAAATTAAGACTTCTATTATCAATCTATATAATATAGATACAGCTAAACCGTTTTCCTCTGCTATTGGAAATACTCAGCTTCAAGATGTAATTACAACAATTCCTGTAGTTGCAGGAAAAACTTTAAGTCAGATTGAAGCTGATGATGATTATACATTTAGTCAAACAATAGAGCAGTTTTATGAAAGATGATCCAATTGGGGATGCTTTAAATATGAATCCTTTGCAACCACTATTAACTAACTCACAAAGAAAGTCGTTGGTACCAACGGACTATGAATATGCTCGCGGAAGTATGATTACAGTTATTGAAAAGGGGAGTGAGGCACTTAATGATATGCTTGGTGTCGCACAACAAAGTCAACAACCTAGAGCATATGAGGTTGTAGCCACCCTTTTGAAAACTATAGCAGATACAAACAAAGACTTACTTGAGCTTCAAAAAAGACAAAAAGACATAGAGAATATGGATGGTCCACAGACACCCCAGACAATAAACAATAATTTGTTTGTTGGGTCAACTGCAGAACTTCAAAAATTGATTAAACAGCAAAATGAACAAAAATGAAATTTATCTCGGTAATAAGAACTTAAAACGTACCGATGTAAAGGTTGAATTTACCAGAGAAGAAATTCAAGAATATATTAAGTGTGCGAAGAGTGCAGAGTATTTTATTGAGAATTATGTAAAGATTGTAAACGTTGATAAGGGTTTGATCCCGTTTGTACCTTATGATTACCAAAGAGATATTATAAGGTTAAATGAGACAGAGCGTTTTGTTATCTGCAAGATGCCTCGTCAGGTTGGTAAAACAACAACGGTTGTTGGTATTCTTCTTCATGCTGTACTGTTTAATGAACTTTATTCTGTTGCTATTCTTGCTAACAAAGAAGCACAAGCTCAGGAAATTCTAAGTAGAATCCAGCTTGCTTATGAACACTTACCTAAGTGGCTTCAACAGGGTGTTAAAGAATGGAATAAGACATCTATTGAGCTGGAGAACGGTTCCACCATTTTAGCAAGCTCAACTGCTTCAAGCGCTATTCGTGGTACTTCTCAGAACTTTATTTACTTGGATGAGTTTGCTTTCGTTCCAAACGGTATTCAAGAAACATTCTTCTCTTCTGTTTACCCTACGATTTCATCAGGTACAACTACTAAAGTATTGATTACTTCAACACCTAACGGGTTGAATTTATTCTATAAGCTGTGGGTGGATAGTGAGAACGGACGCAATTCGTATAAGAGAATTGATGTTCACTGGTCTGAGGTTCCGGGCAGAGATGAGGCTTGGAAAGAAGAAACTATTAGAAATACTTCTAAAGAACAATTCAGACAAGAGTTTGAGTGTGAATTCCTTGGTTCATCTAATACATTAATCTCGCCCGAGGTGCTTAGAAGACTTGTTTACAAGCCACCTTTAAGCAGTAATGAATACTTTAAGTTATTTTATGAACCCCGACAAACGGGATTATATATCATAATGGTGGATGTGTCAAGAGGGTTAGGTGGTGACTACTCAGCTTTTATTGTATATGATATAACAGAAGCACCATACAAAGTAGCTGCAACATACAGAAACAACAACATATCACCGCTCCTATTTCCGGAAGTAATATATAATACAGCAGTAAAGTACTTCAACGCTCATGTACTAATTGAAACTAATGATATTGGTCAGCAAGTCGCTGATATTTTACATGAAGAGTTGGAATATGAAAACATTATATACACATCAAAGACTCCCAAAGGAGCAGTTGAGGTATCACAAGGATTTGGCGGAACTGCTGTTAAAGGATTGAGAACAACCAAGTCAACAAAGAAGATTGGATGCAATAACTTCAAGGCTTTGGTTGAAAATGATAAAGTTGAATTAAATGATATTGATTTAATTTCAGAATTATACAGATTTGTTAGTAATGGAAACACATACGAAGCAGAGGACGGCAATGACGACCTAGCAATGTGTGGTGTTTTATTTGGGTGGACGATGACTCAGCCATTCATTAAAGAGATAACGAATTTAGATATCAGACGCAGGCTTGTTGATGAGAAACAAAGAATGCTTGATGAGGAGATCACTCCTTTTGGTATCATATATGATGGTCAGTCAATGGAGGACCAACCAGTTGTTTATGTTGATGATTTTGCAAGATATATGAATTCCTAGTGACGGTTGGCAATATTATAAATAGAAAGAAACTCTAGTCTTTAGGAGATAAAAATGGCATTTCAAGTTAGCCCAGGCGTAAATGTTTCAGAAATCGACTTAACAACCGTTGTCCCAGCAGTATCTACTTCTGTCGGAGCGATTGCCGGTGTGTTCAAGTGGGGTCCTGTCGGAAAAAGAACCCTTGTTAGTTCTGAAACAGAATTGATTAATAAGTTTGGTAAACCTACCAACCACAACCCAGAAACATTTTTTACAGCAGCAAACTTCCTTGCATATGGTAATGCATTGCAGGTAGTAAGAGCAGCTAACACTACTAACTTTGCAAACGGTGTAATTTCAGCCGTAGCAAACACTGGTTCTGTAACCAACGCTCAAGCATTCACTGTTAAGAATGATGATTCATACGACAGTGTTACATTCAGCGATACTGATGTTCTTTATGTAGCAAGATATCCTGGTGATCTAGGTAATTCTTTAAAGATATCTGTTTGCGATAGCGTAAACGCATACAGCAGATCTATCGACACTATCAATGGTGATGCTAACCTTTCAGCTAGCTTTATTTCTGCTACAGTTGGTTCTAACACACTAACAGTTGCTGTATCTAACAGCGCAACTGGTACATTAGCAGAAGCAAACACAAGAGCAAACACGATTCTTGGCTTGTTGAATGTTAATGATGTGTTGGAGATTGGTAATAGCTCAATTGGTAAACAGTACTTAAAGATCACAGGATTGCCTGCTGCAATGGGTACTAATTCGGAATTCGCAAATTCAACATACAGATACTTCACAGTAAATGTTGATAGTGTTTTCCAGCTCTCTACAAACTATTCAAGCAACACATTCTCAAGATACTGGGAATACTTCAACTCCGTTCAAGTTGCTCCTGGCATCTCTGATTATCAAGCAGCTCAAGGAAATACAAGTGCTGTTGATGAAGTGCACGTTGTTGTTGCAGACGAAGATGGCAAGTTCACAGGTGTTCCTGGAACTGTTCTTGAAGTTTACAAAGGACTTTCAAGAGCAACAGATGCAAAAACAACAGACGGTGCAACAAACTATTACAAAACTGTAATCAATGAAAACAGCAAGTACGTATGGTGGGCAAATGATAGAACATCAGTTCCTTCTAACACATCATTGAATATTGCTAGTGTTAACACCAATCCTCTTTACGTCTCATTCAAACTGGGACAAGATGGTGACGGAGAAGCAGATGTAGCAGTCGGTACAGTGTTGACTGGATATGATCTGTTTGCTTCTGCAGAAGATGTAGATGTATCATTGGTTATGACTGGCAAGTCAAGAGGTGGTACAAATGGAGAACAGATCTCCAACTACCTAGTGGACAATATTGCAGAGACTCGTAAAGATTGTATCGTGTTGACATCTCCAGAAAAAGCAGACGTTGTTAATAATTCTGCACAAGATGAATCTGATGATACAGTTACATTTAGAAACTCTTGCAGATCATCTTCATACTTGGTTATCGATTCTGGTTACAAGTATCAATATGACAAGTACAACGATATATTCCGTTGGATTCCATTGAATGGTGATATTGCTGGCCTATGTGTTCGCACAGATGCACAACGTGATCCTTGGTTCTCTCCTGCTGGATTTAACCGTGGTCAGATCAAGAACGTTGTTAAGTTGGCTTACAACCCAGATCAAGCAGATCGCGATTTATTGTATAAAAACGGTATCAACCCTGTTGCAACTTTCCCAGGACAAGGTACAATACTATACGGAGATAAGACAGCATTGGCTAAGCCAAGTGCTTTTGATCGTATCAACGTTCGTAGATTGTTTATTGTACTTGAAAAGGCAATCTCTACAGCAGCTAAGTTCTCTCTATTCGAATTGAATGATGAGTTTACAAGAGCACAGTTTGTTTCTCTAGTAGAACCTTTCTTGAGAGATGTACAGGGTCGCAGAGGTATTTACGACTATAGAGTTGTTTGCGACGAAACAAACAACACTGGCGATGTGATTGATAGAAATGAATTTGTGGGAGATATATACGTTAAGCCAGCTAAATCCATTAACTTCATCCAGTTGAACTTTGTCGCTGTGAGATCAGGCGTATCATTCGATGAAGTTGTTGGTAGATTCTAATTAAGGAGATAATAAATGGCTTTTAGTATAAATGCATTCAAGTCGCTAGTAAGCACTACCGACTTTGCAAGACCAGCGTTATTCCAGGTGTTTATTTCAACACCACCTGGAGTGCCTGCTCTGATCCCCTTCAGTCCTTTCCTAGTTCGTTCTGCCAGCCTTCCAGCTTCTAACGTTGGACAGGTAGCCATTCCTTATGGTGGTAGAACAATTAAAATTGCTGGTGAAAGAACTTATGGTGATTGGTCTACTACAGTAATGAATGATGAGGGATTCATCATCAGAAACGCAGTTGAACAATGGGTTGACATCATCAACCAAAAGACAACTAACTTCAGAGCATTTCCAAGCGAATATAAAGTTGACTTAACAGTTACTCAATATTCCAAAAAAGGACCTCCTTTGAAATTGGTTAAGCTGATTGGATGCTTCCCAACAAACATTAGTGAAATCGCTTTGGATTGGGGATCTGCTGATCAGATTGAAGAGTATAGTATTACTTGGTCTTACGACTACTGGGAATGAAATGAGGGGGAGCGTAAGCTCCTCTTCTAATATAGGATAAAATATGGCCAGTCTTTTTGGATTTGAATTCAAACGGGTTACTCCTGAGGAGCCACCCGTTTCTTTTGCACCTCAGTCAAATGACGATGGTGCTGTTGTTGTTGCAGCTGGTGGATCGTACGGAACGTATGTAGATCTAGAAGGCACAGCAAGAACAGAAGCAGAGTTAGTTACAAGATATAGAGATATGTCTTTGACAGCTGATATAGACAGAGCTGTTGAAGAGATTGTTAACGAAGCTATCGTTCATGAGACAGATGAGAAGATTGTTGAGCTCAACCTTAATGGTTTAGAGATTGCTGATAATATCAAAGCAGCTATCATTCAAGAATTCAACAATGTTAAGAACCTTCTAAACTTTGAAGATAAATCTTACGATATTTTTAAGAGATGGTATATTGATGGTAGATTGTACTACCATGCCATCATTGATGAAAAGAATCCTCGTCTAGGTATCAAAGAGCTCAGAAACATTGATCCAAGAAAGATCAGAAAAGTAAGAGAACAAAGAAAGAAGAAAGATCCTAGATCTGAAACAGTAGTCACTCAGGTTGCAAAAGAGTATTACATTTACAATGAAAAAGGATACAATGCTCAGGGGATAGGAAGTGGTGCAGCTGCTTACTCAGCAACAGGTGTTAAGATTGCAAAGGACTCTATTGTTCATTGTACATCTGGATTGATGGATACAAACGGTACGATGGTTATTTCGTACCTGCATAAAGCAATCAAGCCTCTCAATCAGTTGAGAGTACTAGAAGATGCTACTGTTATCTACAGGATATCAAGAGCACCAGAGAGAAGAATATTTTATATCGATGTAGGTAATTTGCCAAAAATGAAGGCAGAACAATATCTTCGTGATATGATGGTTCGCCATAAAAACAGATTAGTATACGATGCTACTACTGGTGAAGTAAGAGATGATCGTAAGTTCATGACAATGCTAGAAGACTACTGGCTCCCACGTCGTGAAGGTGGTAAGGGTACAGAGATTACAACACTACCAGGTGGTGAGAATCTTGGTAAGATGGAAGATGTAGAATACTTCCAAAAGAAACTATACCAATCATTAAATGTCCCAGCTACCAGATTACAAACTGAACAAACATATTCTATTGGTAGAGCAACAGAGATTACAAGAGACGAAGTTAAGTTCTCAAAATTTATCTCCAGAATGAGAGCTAAATTCTCTACATTATTTTTGAAATGTCTTGAAAAGCAGTTGGTATTAAAGGGTATTGTTACAGTCGAAGACTGGAAATCAATGTCCCAATATATAAAGTTTGATTATGCAAAAGATAATTACTATGAAGAGTTAAAAGAGACTGATGTCTTGAATTCTAGACTTCAAGTTGCATCTCAGTTAACTCCATACGTTGGTAAGTATTATTCGCATGCTTGGATCAGATCTAACATTTTCAAACAGAGCGATGAAGATAGAGAGCAGATGGATCAGCAAATTAAAGAAGAGCTGAGCAATCAAATCTACTACCCTCCTCCACCGCCAGAACCTCAACAATAAATAGGAGTATCGATGGATTCTACAGTAACACAATATGAAGTGAGTGACCTTGTGAGATATGCTTACGAGGGGCAACCTGCCAAGATGCAGGATGTATTTAATGAACTGATGGCAGGCAGAATCTATGACTCCATTCAGCAGAAAAAAGTCGAAGTAGCTCAGAGCTTCTTCAACAAAAATAAAGAAGAAGCAGAACTAGATTTAGACACAGAAGAAGAGGACGAAGATGGCGAAAACTCTCAATAACATTTTGAACGGATTCACTCCTAAATCCAAAGACGAAAAGAAGTTTATGGATAAGCATATTGCTACCAAAAATAAACTTGATGATCGTGGAACACAGGATGATAAGCTGTTCAATGCAACAAACATTAACACTGTAAATCGTGAAACTGAGCACGGATACAATCCTGGAAACGACGAGAAAGTTTACGAAGAGACTGTGAAGGGTTTGCACCCAATGGCTCTACACGTAACACCGGTTAAGAAAGATGGTAGAACAAAATATCATGTTGTCAAAGTTGGTAGAGATTTAGAACAACATATCTCCAAAGGTGAACATCTAACTGATTCTGAACTAGATGATGCAACAGAAGCTGGTGCTAAGATTAAGCATGTTACTATTATCGGTAGAAACAAAATCACTGAAGATACTCTTGACGAGAAGACACTTACTCCAGCAGAGATGAAGAAACGCGAAGAAGTAGCAAAAGCTATTGAGCGTGAAAATCCAAAAATGCCTATGGCAAAGAAGATGGCGATTGCAACCGCTACTGCTAAGAAGGTTGCAGAGGAAGCAGAAGAGCTGGTGGAAGGTGAAGTTGCAGCAAAGCAATTCCAACACTACCACAATGAATCTTCTAAGATATTAAAGAGCATTCAAAAAGGCTTGTCAGATCACTACGATAATGTGACAAGCAAAAAGAACTACAACAAAGGTGAGCCACATTGGGGCCACGTTGGTGATATCAAAGACATTCACAGATCACTTCAAGACTTGAACGATCGCATTCTCCAACAAGGTGAATATTCAAAGCCTGTTGTTATGAATGCTATGAAAGAAGAAGTAGAGCAGCTGACAGAAGACGAAGAATTGACAAAGTTGTTGAACACTATCTACGAAAATCTATCAGACGAAAACAAAGAGATCTTTGAGCAGATCCTTGAAGAAGATCCAGACCAGATGATCGAATTCTTAGAACAATTGGAGCTGCAAGATGGCGAGTAGAACATTAATTAACCAAAAGGGTGGCAAGTTTGTTGTCCTTTTCACATCCAATACAGAACTGCAAGTAGCATCAGCTAATTCAGGAATTGCTGGTGAGACAGTAACTGGTCTTCACATCAATCAAGTATGGTACGGATTAGATAATGGTTATTGGAAGATTGCCCGTGGCAATACAACAGTATCAAACACAATGTTGATTTCTGATACATCTTCTTATCTTGATTTTGCTGGCTCTGGTGCAGCAATTCAAATTGATCCAGCAGCAAATGTTGTTGTTAACTGTACTTCATCTAACAGTACTTTGATCATCGACTTCCAAAAAGTCTCATCGTACACTAGCGAGTATTAAGAGGAACCAAAATGAAATTAATGTGCGAAATTAACGAGAGCGTAAACTTTCTCGTAGAAGAAAAAGAAGGCAAGAAGCATTACTT